GGTAGTCGGCGAGCTGACCCGCAAGCCAGAGTGGGACGGCGTAGCCAGCGGCCCGGAAATTGGGCTGTCTGGCTATTGCCGGGTCTGGGTGGATGAGGGCGGCAACGCCTACTACGTTCACGGTAAGGAATGCGCCATCATCGACCCGGAAGGCATGGCCTACTGAACGCCGGTAAACTCCCAGATGTACTCCGTAAATTTTTTCGATAAATCTTCATTTTTCGTTTGACACCAGTGGTGGGTAAGTTAGAATGAAGATACAGAAAAACATACCAAAACGGTAAGATTATGGAGGAACAGAATATGAAGAACGAGTACATCGTAGCGATTGACTACAGAGCGAATTACAAGCCGCTGACCATTGATTACAAGATGCTGAAGGCGGAGAATCTGCTGGATGCCATGAACGAGGCCGAGCAGTACATGGACAAAGAAACGGTCTACCTTCTCAAGATCATGAAGCGCAGCGGGGCAGCTCACAAAGTCAAGGGTGTGGATGCACGAGAAGCCGCCTACACCGACGTTCTCACCAACAGGGGCAATGGCTGGCATAGCACCGATGCAGCTCACTGCGAGCAGCCTTGGATGAGTCAGATGTGGGTGTACAGCAACGGTTTTGTTGACCTCTACTACTGCGAGGAAGTCCGACCCGCCTGATGATGGCCGCTGGCACCGGCCGAAACGCCCTGCTGGGCGTCGCGGGAGCCACCCGTAAAGAATTTGACATTTTGGAGGTTTTAGCTATGGAAAACAAGAACATGACCGTTGCTCGTGAGTGGGAGAACGACCCGAACTGCTTCCTGCGGATGCTGAACAGCCCCGCACAGCAGCGGAGCCGCGCAGCCCGCCGCCAGAAGGATGCCGACCGGGAGCGCTTCAACAACGTGCTGAACGCCGTTGCCATCGGCGCAGCAGTCTTTGCCGTCACCCTGCTCGTTATCTGCTTCGTTCTCTGATGGAGGTATCAGCTATGGATAACCAGAACATGACCTATCCCGAACTGCGGGACCTGTTCGTTGAGCGCAACAAGACCCAGCTTGCAAAGCCGGTGAGCGCCTGCATCGTATTTGCTGAGAGCAACTGGCCTGACCGGCATTACCCGCTGCGCAGCCGCACCTATGAGGTCAGCAGCGACAACAAGGCTTTCCGGTCGAGCTGCTGCTCCACCAGCCTGTTCGGTTCCTGCTTGGATGGCACCGACCAGATGGTTCGCCTCGACTGGTACATGAAGGACTTTGGCAACAAGGGCGGCTGGGTCGTTGACCACTGCTACCTGAAGGAGAACAGCGATGAATCCGATGTATGATTGCTCCGGCCGGCTTGACCGGTTCGGCGGAGTAACGGAGCCGCCTGATGATTACTATTTCTCGTACAGAGAGTCTGATGATTCCTGCAACGAACAAGTGGAGGAGGACTGTGACAATGAATAACTCGCGGCGCAAGCGTATCAGCAAGATTGCAGATGCCCTGAATGAGCTGAAGGGCCAGATTGATGAGCTTTACGAGGAGGAGCAGGAAGCCTTCGAGAACATCCCTGAGAGCTTGCAGGGGACTGAGCGGTATGAGGTTGCAGAAAATGCGGTCGATATGCTCGAATCTGCATCCTCCGGCCTCGAAGATGTCATCTCGTTCCTCGGAGACGCGGAGGGCTGATTTATGGGACGTGGCAATGTTTGTGTGACCGGCTCGTATGAGGGTCTGTTCTACATCGACAACGATGACCTGCGGGTGTACCGCAAGGATGGCCCGGGAACAGACGATTGCGAAGATCGCCTCCAGCGTGATCTCGACTATGCCGACATCACGGGACCGGACTGGTATCTCGATGAAGTCGGGAGCAGCTATGAGGAAGCCGACGTTCTGGAGTGCTTCTGCAATGAAATGCGGAAGCTCTGCCCCAGCTTCCAGCCTGCGGTCAACTCGAACGTCTGGCTCGGCAATGAGCGTCGGGTCATCCTCGAAAACGAGCTGTTTTACATCTGCGTGGAGGATAACGAATGGTCGCTGGCTATCGAGCTCGTCCAGAAAGACGGCTACTCCGACTGTGAGAGCGCATGGATGGCCGGTCTTCAGAAGCGGCGCTACCGTGGATACCTTGATAGCATGAAAAAGGCCCTGCTGGCCCGCCTGCCCAGCATTGGCATTCGCACCGGGGCATGGACGAGCAGGACTATCACGAGAGAGGAGGCTGGTGTATGCTGAGTGACATGATTGATGATCTCGTCCGGGCCGACTGCCCGCAGGAAAAGGAAGCAGCCTACCGACAGCTCGAAAAGCTCGGCGTTGACCGCATTACCGCTGATGTCATCGCCGATGAGCGCCGAAAGGAGGCGCACCTGTGAGCCGCTATATTCCCCCTGAGGAGATGAATGAAGCTCAGATCAGGGAGCAGTTGGACGCTGAGTATAAGCACTGGGATGACCTGAAGAAGAACGGCTGTTCTGACCCTGCATGGCCGGATGGCGTGAATCTGAACCTTGTTCGGAACCACATCATCTACTGGTATCGGCTCCTGCGGG